GTTCGCAAACGTGTAGACGGTCGTGTCTCCGTGCTTGTCAGTCGTGTAGCGCATACTCGCCTTTCTGCGGCACTCGCCGCCTTTCGCATCCCATCATCCGGCAACCGCTGCCGAATGTCAACATGTTTCCGCCAAGAATCCCCGCCGGGGAGTTTCCTCCCCGTAGGGGAGTTTTTTCACCGACAGCCCGCCGCGGCGGCCAGTACGTCCCCCTCGTACTGGCTCGCCATCGCCTTCACCTCATCACGGAGCACGAGATCGACCGGGTTCATGTCCGCCGCAGCCACATATGCCATGCGCTGCGCCAGCCTCATGCCGACGTCCCACTCGCTGAAACGCTTGTCCTTCAGGACAGCGTTCACGGCATCACGGATCCGGAGGATCCGATTCGCCTTGTCAATGCCGCAGATGGAGTTGAGGACGTTGCGAAGCAACGTGGGGCACAGGTTCCATTCGACCTTGACGAAGCGGTCAAGCAGGGAGCCGTCCTGCGGCTGTGCCGCCGCATACACCTTCGAGAACTTGAGCGAATTGGCTCCGCCAACCGCGATGAACTGCTCGTGGCGCTTCAGGACCTCACCTTCGGTGGTGACGATCTCGCCGTTGGCAAGCGCCATGTTCAGGGCCGTAGCCACCTGCGGGTCCGCCTTGTCGAGTTCGTCAAGGCAGAAGACGCCACCTTCGGTGTAGAGCCGGGTGAACGGCGTCGGCCGCCACTTGAACGCCCCTCCTTCGGAGGGCAGGAAGCGCCCCGTGAAGAGCGACTCCGATGCCCCTGCGGAGAACGAAACTGCCCCGAAGGGGAGACCCATCTTCGCGGCGAACTGCTTCGCAGCGGTTGACTTGCCGGAGCCACGCTCACCGTACAGGAGCACGTTCCTGTCCTTGCACGGCTGTGTCATGGTCAGGATGACCATGTCCTTGAACCGGGAGTGTTCGGTGCCGTCAAGCCTCACTTCCGGAACGGAAGGCAGCGTGATGACAACGGGCCGCTTCGCGGCATCGGCGACAACGTCCTTGACACGGTCTTCGATGCTCTGCATCGCCTCCTCGATCTTCGCCTCCACAAGGGGCATGACCGAGGACGCCATCGCACCGCCAAGCACAGATGCCAGGTCTCCTCCGGAGACCGCAGGAGCCGCCGTCGGGACAGCCGAAACCATCCCGGCGATCGGGGAACGGGGAGCCTCATAGGCTCCGGCCGTGGCGAACCGGGACTGGAACATGGCAAGCCCGTCAAACAGCGGGGCAATCTTGGACCGAAGGTCCCAACGCATGGGGCTGCCATCGCCCTTGATGAACGTGGGGTTGCCTTCGGCAAGGTAGACGAAGCAAGTCTCCGACTTGGCGGCGCCGGGAACGTCGTAGATCCGAAGGATCATCCGGTTGCTGTCGGTGCCGACATCGGCTCGCTCCGTCCATGTCATGCGGGCATTCCATCGGGTGATACGCATACTCGCTGCTCCTGCCAACTACGTTGGCATCGGGTGATAAGTGCCGTTTGGCGACGTTGCCTCGGCGCTTTCAATGGTCGCCGATGCCGGGCCGCTTGTCAATGGCTGGCATCGCCGAATCGTCGCCGATTGGCACCGTATCCCGTAGGGATAGATTTTTTTGGATTTGCCGTGACAACCGGCTGCCTTGCCTCGATTCGCCTTGACTCACGCGAGCGTGCTGTGGCGTTTTGAGCAAATAGGCCCCAACGCTGAAAGCGTTGAGGCTTGGGCGCGAGGCTGTTCTGATGCAGGTGCGCGGGCGAGCGCAGGATTGCCAATCCCGTGCGTATGCGTGATTTGCAGGCGTATTTGCGCGTGTGTGTCACGTTCGCGTGACATGAGCGTGATTCGGGCGCGTTCGGGCGGGGGTGCGGGGGGAAACCCGCGGCTGCGCTCCACCCCCACCCTCTCACAGTTTTGTGCAAAAACCTTGAGACCGGTCCCGGAGGGGCCGAAGGGGACTGACACCCCCATTGCCGGAGCCCTCACGGCGTCGTATGGCTGGCTAGGCCATTGTTGGACCATCGTTCGGGCGCTTACGCCCACCCCTCGGGGGACCAGTGGCTTGGTTTCGGATCGTTTACGGACGGTCCTTGACGAACCCGAGCTTGACCAGGGCGGCCGCAAGGGCTTCCGCGGTCTCCGCGATGGCGGGCTCGTCGAGGTCTGGGAGGGCTGCGTGGAGGAGCTCGTGGACGACGGTGTCGAGCTCGACTGCCGTGGGCTGGCCCTTGGCGATCCTGATCTCCCTCTTGCCGTAGTCGCAGACGCCGTAGTTGTCTGCCAGGGTGTTGACCCACCTGACCTTCCACCGGCTGCCCCTGACGGTCAGGGACCGGCTTCGAGCAGGCTTCGCGTTGGACATCGAGCAGGGTCTCCGTAGGGCTTTGGGTGTCTCTGGAGAGGGAGGGAGGAAGGCGGTGGAAGGCAGACCTATAGACACCTATAGACCCCTTTTGCCCCCTTCCCCCATTCCTGGTGTCCCGACCGTCAATTTCAACCTAGTCCTTGGTGTGTCTACCCAAGGACCGCCTTGGTGGCTCCGGCATGGCCTCCAGAGGCCGATGCCTTTCCATAGGTCATCCCTGGGCCTTTCCTGCCGTTTCTGCCTGGGAAACCATCGTTTCCTTTCTAAGGCCCCTAGGAGGCTCCAGGAGGCGTCCGAGTTTTGGACGTCCGGAGGTACCTGCCAAGCGTCAAAGGCCGCCAGAGGGCACAAGAACCCCGCTAACGGCCAAGCCTGATCCACCCCTGGGAGTGGCGGGGGCGGTAGAGCTTGTTCCAGCTCCGCTCGAAGTCCTCCAGCTCCTTCTCCAGGAGGCGCTCCTTGCGTTCGAGGATGTTGGCCTCTACGTCGGCGGAGGCGTGGTCCTTCCAGTACTGGACGGCCATTGCCAGGGCGTCCAGGCGGTCGTCGTGGCGGAGGGAGCCCCGGTCCCGGGTGAGGCGGGTCATCTGGTAGAGCAGCCGGTAGGTGGCCTGCTTGTCGTTGGGGACGTCCCCGACGGAGTCGTAGTCGGCCCGGACGAGCCTGGGGGGCACCACGAGCCGGTGCTGGTTCATGACCGGCTCCAGGACGTCGGCGATGCGCTTCTCCTTCTGCTGGCTGTGCTTGACCTCCGTCAGGGTGACGGGGTAGGTCTCGCGCAGGTACGGCAGCAGCAGGTTGTTGAACATGCCGTCGCCGAAGTTGGCCTCGACGAGGACCTCGTTGGCCTTGTACCGCTTGGCGACGTCCGCCAGCTTCTGGAGGTTCTCCGGGGTGTAGCCCCCGCGCAGCCCGCCGCAGTCCAGGACGTACATCCAGCCGTTGAGGCTGGAGACCACGGCGTAGCCGGTCTCGTCCTCGCCGCGGCCGGAGGGGTCGATCGTCATGACGACCCCCTGCCACTTGACGTAGTCCCCCTGCACCCTGAAGGGGCGGTGGAAGCGGTCGCCGCGGAGGCCGACGTTGGGGAGGTCGGAGAGGACGTTCTCGGGGGAGCCGCTCCAGAAGACCTTCTCCGGCCCGTGCTCGTTGTCGAAGTCCATGACGACGAGGTCGGATAGCTTCAGCGGGTACCGCTCCTGGTCGCTCAACGAGGTGTTGAGCATGAACTGGAGGGCGTAGCCGGAGTTGCCGTAGGACAGCCTTCGCTCGGCCAGGTCAACCAGGGAGAAGCGGGTGGGCTCGGTGGCCTCGCCGATCCTCGTCTGGTCCCAGGAGTCCGCCAGCATGGGCGTCAGGCGCCTGCCGTACTGCTCCAGCATCTGCTGGCTGGGGTACTCGGCGGGCCAGATACGGGTCTGGTAGCCGCGGTCCTCAAGCAGCCGGTAGATCGAGTCCTCGCACTGGGGGGTCCCCAGGAAGACGATGCGCCCCTCGGGCTTGATGATCGCGTCCGCCTCCTTGATGGACTCCGCGAGCTTGTCACGCATGACCTGCGTCTCGGAGTTGTTGGGGACCTCGACGTCGTCCAGGACGATCAGGTCGGCGCGGCTGCCGGTGAGCTGGCCCGTGATGCCCACGCTCTTGACGGAGGGCGCATGGCTGGCCTTGGCGGGACCGACGTCGAAGGCGATCTTGGAGTCGCGCTGCCCTTCCCTGGGCTTCAGGTGCTGGAAGAGCGGCATCTCCTCGATCAGCCGCTTGGTGAACGTCGTGAAGTCGTCGGCGCGGGTCTTGCTTGCGGAGACCACCAGGATGTTGGTGTCGGGGTTCTTCCGCAGGCAGTGGAGGACGTAGGCCGAGGTGATCCAGCTCTTGCCGACGCCGCGGAACGCCTGGATGACGCAACGCTTCGGGCCGTTGTCAAGGAACGCCGCGATGTCGTACTGGAGGGGCGTCGGGTCAGGCAGGTTGAGGTGCTTCCAGACCATGTACAGGACGTTGCGGAAGTCCTGCGTCGGGTCCTTCTTCCTCGTCAAGCGGCCTCTTCCTCGTCGTCGAAGGGCAGGTTCTCGGCGAGCTTGAGGATCGGCGCACCCTCGACGGCGGCGCAGTCGATCTGGTTGTCACGGAGCATCTGACGGGCCACGTTGAGGTCGGAGGGCGTTGCCGTCCCCGCCTTGATGCGCTGGATCAGCTCCTCGATGAGGATGCCGTGGAGGGACTCCAGGGCCTTCTTGTTGCGGCTCAACCCCACACCCTCACCGGGTTCGCCGGATAGACGAGGAAGGACGCAAGGACGTCGAGCTGACCGGCCGTGAGCGGCTCCCGGCAGCGGAGGTTGACATGGTGGCTCTGGTCGATCGTTGGCGGGACAAGCTCCTCGTCCCCGTCCATGATGGCTGGCTCAAGGACGATGGGGCCGATCTCGTCCACGGAGGTCTGGGTGCTCGGGTTCACCGGGACCCCGATGGAGGCCAGGGTGTCCAGCATTTCCTGCCGGTCTTGGAAGCGGAGGTGGTAGTCGTGCATCGAGGGCACGGCGGGTTGGGTGGGGGTGTCTTCCATGTCAGGTGGTCAGGGTGTTGAGGTCTGCTGCGGACAGTTGCGAGTTCCAGAACCGCACCTTGCGGATGATGACGTTCGGCTGGCCGCTCACCGTCAGCGGCAGGCTCGTCCAATCGATGTTGCCGCCGAGGTTGATGCCGTCCGT